GCACCCTGTGGGCTCTCGCCCGGTTTGGAGTCTACGACCTACGCCGCCCGCCTCGGATGCGCCTTCGTCCAGGCCTGGTTCGTGCACTTCGGAGAGCAGTAGATTCGGACGTTCCGGTTCCTTCCCTTGGCCGGGAATTCCTTGCCGCAGTTCCCGCAGACGATCAACTCGCCGTCTACGCGATTGTCAACGACTATCCGCGCCTTCCGGGCCGGTTTCCGGTCAATCTGCGCGGAGGCTGCGAGGGTAGATTTCGACCCGGAGCGGGGCTTCCTCGGCTTCGGCTTCGGGCGCCTCGCGATGATCGCCTCGATAGCCAGCGCAAGGATCGCGCAGCTCGCCCGGCCGCGTTCGTTGTAGCAGTAGGGATCTGACGCGTACTTCCGGAGCGTCCGAGCTAGGCGGGGAAGGTTGCCGATGGATAGGGCGCGGCGGGTAAGGGTGGCTGATTCGACAGCCTGACTTGTGTCGCGGTTCTCCATCGCACACGCAAGGGCTATCGGATCGTCCTCGAAGAACGCGACCGCGCAACGCATCGGTTCTGAAAGATCGCCCGCCTTGAACAGAAGTTCAATCTGCCTGTCCGTCTGATCTCTCACGCCGCCCACCCTTTCAGTATCCGCACCCGTGGCGCCTCTCGAGGAATGACGAACGCCGTAAACCTCTCGCCCCTCCCGGAGTCCGGCCGGTTGCGAATCGCCGCGGCGAACGAATCGTTGACGATCCCGAGCGGGACAGCCTCGCCGCTGTAGGAGCCCTCGATCCCGGCCGCGTCGTAGCGGCCTGCGGATCGGCCGCACTGGCAGCGGCGCCAGGGGCCGGGGTAGAGGCGGAGGACGTCGTGGCAGGAGGGGCACCAGAGGAGCTTCACGGCTCCGTCTCCGGCAGCGGGACGGGCGCGGCCATCACGTTTGCCACATATCGCTCGCGCCAAGCGTCGGCGCGCTCTGCGTCTCCCGGCATCATCGGCGGCTGCGGAATCATTGGCGCAAGACACACGATCTCGCGCTGTGGGCAGGCGTCGATGTCTGCATAAGCGCGACCCCCGTCGGCGTCGGACATCATCGCCTGCGCCTCTTCGTTGGACACCCATCGAACGGCCCTCGCCTCCGCCGCCTCCAACCGCGAGCGGAGCTCTGCCATCGCGGCCTCATGCTCTTCGCGGAGCATCCAGATGGGCTCTCGCATGGCGGCGAGCTGCGCGCGGAGGTCTGCGATCTCGGCCAGTAGCTTCTTTTCCCAAGACGCATACTCCGCGCTCGACGCATCGTAGGCGGCAATCGCTTTGGCGATCTCCGCCTCCTTCGCCGCGATCTCGGCGTCGCGGGAGGCGTGGAATTTCTCGAATCCAGCGACAAAGCCGATCCGGAGCGCGTTGACGCCTTCGGCGGTATACCCACGGAAGGTCTCTCGCCTTCTTCGTTTCCATTCTTCGACGAAAGCGTCCGCCTCTCTCTCCGCCTCGATCTCGTCGGTCATGGCTTCCTCGCTTGAAGTTCCGCATAGACCTGATTCGCCGCGTCCGTAGCGATCGGCCCTGGTTCCTCGTGCTCTGGATCTTGCGCGTCCCAACAGAGACAGCAGAGCGTGGGGTCGTGCTCGTTGCGGCAGTGACAACAGAGCGGCCGGTCGCATTCCCACGGGTGCAGGTCGCTCACGTAACAACAGCGCGCGTCGCTCACTAGTAGTCCTCCGGCGTTGAAATGAGGCCGCTCACGTTGGCGCCGCAGTTAGCTAACCCATCTCGAAACGCAGCCGCCTTTGAGAAGGCGAGAGCGTAGTCCGCAGTAGGCTCCCACACAGCAAAGGCAGCCCCTGCGAAGTAGACCCACACCCGGTATCGTCGATCTCGCTCCCTGTTGACGGCAACGTGACACGGCAAGTCGGTCGGCTCGTCTCTGCCGAAGGTGTCGCCGATATTGGTTACCGGTCGCTTGGTGCCGCCCATCACACACGCCCTTCGCGCTCGGCGGGCTCGGCGGCAAGCAGAGTTTCGCGGATCTTGACGAGCGCGGCGATGATTCCGTCCACCGATTCGACCCGCTCGAAACGCAGCGCAACGTCGGCAGGAAACCGCGCCGTATCGCCACCGTCGGGAACTGGCTCCTCTCCGGCGCGACCCGTTTCCTCTACCGTGCCGATGGCGCCCGGCTTCTCGACAGAGTAAAAGAGAAGGTACTCGAAGCGCTCGCTACCGGCCGCGCTCCCGATGCAGTAGTAAACGTCACCGTACCCGAGAGCTACCATCGGCCCTGTGCAGATGATCGCGGCATCGTGGACAATCGGCATGGTCATCCTTCTTTCTGCCCGCGCTCGGCGGGCTCGTCGGCGAGGAATGCTTCGATTCTGTTGTAGACCTCGCAATACCCGTCGTCGGATTCGGCAAGCGGCGTGAACTCAACCAGCTCTCGCAGCAAACCAATCGCCACGTCGTAGCGGGCTCGCTTCCTTGCCTCTTCCGCCTCTTGCTCCTGTCGCCATCCAGCTCCGCAGCCCATCACTTACCCCCTTCCACCGCCGCGAGGTAGCGGCGAACGGCGTCACGCTGCTCCCTAGATGTGATGCCGTTGAGAAGGGCGCGGATGGCCTCCACCGGCACTGCCTGCGGCTGCTTGGCTTGGGCGCGGACGGCGGCGATGGCTGCCCGCAAGCGCTTCTCAGAAGAAGACTCCGGCAGGCCGAAAGTTGGGCGAATGAAGTGCCTCGCTGCCGTGAGCACTTGCTCCAGCTCCGGCGTCATCCCGATCGGCACCGCCTGCGCGGCGTCGAGTTCGGCGATGGCGGCGTCGATCATGCTGCTGTTGCACCCGCGCAGAGTCGAGCCCTGATGGTGGTGGTGGTTCATTGTCCGGAAGGTCGTCAGTGCCTCCCGCACCTTCGGAAACTGCGCCCCGCTCGTGGCGGAGAGGGATCGCGCCCAGGTGCTGAAGTCATTCGGTCTGAACATCACTCCCCCTCGACCTGCGCGAGCCAGCGGCGAAGATCGTTCCTCATGTTCTCTGCCCAAGTCGTATGAATAGAGTCGAACTCCTTCGCGCGAATGCGGACCGCTTCAAGTACGCAGTCCGGCACCGCCTCGCGCTTGGGCTGCGCGTCGAGTTCGGCCATGATCTCCGCGATGAACTCCCGCCCCTCAGCGTTCTGATATTGCGGCAGATTGGCGAGAGAGTCGAAGTAGCCGCGCACCTTCGGCAGATCCCTTGCCACCGGATGCGCTGGCGACTCTTGATTCTCCTTTTGGGGACGCCCTTCGTACTCGCGAGAAAGCGATGCATCGATCTCCGCCGCCTGCGCGCGGATCCAGGATCCGACCATACTGGGCGTCTGCGTCAGCTCTCGGCAGTGGGGACAGACCCTCATCTCCTGCTGGGGCGCCGGCTGCTCGCCCCCGAACTCCACGTCCCGCGCCCACTCCTCGCGCGTTCGCACGCGGCCGGCGCCGTCGAGCTCGCGAAGGTGGAGCTTCTCGTCGTGCCGCCAGAACTCGACCGCGTCGATCTCCCAGCGGCGGCCGTCGTAGCGCACGAACGACCCGGCGCGGTACTCTCTGCGAGAGGGATGCTGCGGACGCTCTCGCGCGGTGGTCACTTGAGGATCTCCCCGCCAATCATGGCCAGCGGAATGCGCGCGAGCAGATCGTCGAACCGCTTGCGCCACTCTGCGGCTTCCTGGCGAGCCTGCGTCTCGGCTCCGCGAGCGGTAACGTTGGCCGCTTTGAGGCGACTGAGTTCCACCTGTTGATCCATCAACATTTTGCGGAGCTTCTTGTTATCCGCCTTCTCTGACCGTAGCTGCGTTTCGGTGCTTGGCGCTTTGCTCATCTCCCCTCCCGAATCAGCCGCGCCGCCAACGGCTCTCGATAGCGCACGCCGAAACTGGCGAGCGCAGCGGCCACTTCCTCGAACGTGTAGGCGATCCGGTAGGGATGCCCGAGCCGCTTGCAGGTCGCGGCGAAATCGCGCTGCGCGTCCGACGGCTTTCCGTCCGCGTGTTTCAGCTCGAGCCACGCGAATCGGCCGGAGCCGAGCATGAAACCAAGGTCCGCGACCCCAGGCCGAACACCCATCGCCTGAAAGATCGCCGCCGTCACGCGGTCGCGCTTCCCGCCGTTCGCTGGGTGGAACGCGAAGATCTCGTCGACGAAATCGAGCGCGTCGAGCCAGCGCACAACGGCGGTCTGGAACTCCGTCTCGGAGCGGAACCGGACGAGGTCGGCGCCAGGCGGGGGAGCGCCCACGGACTTTCGCCACGCGGCGGCGGACATGCGGTCGGTCACGCTGTCTCCCGCATCTGCCGCTTCTTCGCCAGCATCGCCTTCCCGTTGACGATCGAGCGCGCCTTCACTCGCTCGCGCCGCTCCGGATTCGCCCAATACTCCCGCCGGTCGTGACACCGCTTGCAGTAGCCGTCCAGGTAGGCGCGCGGCCGTGGGCATCCGACCTTCGCGTTTTCGCAGGCGACGGAGAGCGCCGGGCACTTCTGCCGCGCCGGCTTCTTTGGGTGGACGATCCGCTTGCCGGCCGAGGCGTCGAGATAGACGACGCGAAAGCTCGGATGCTTGCGGGTCGCCGTCGCCTTCCGCGCGTAGGTACGGAACGTGTTCAAGCGCAGCGGCGTGCCCTTGACCCAGAATCGCTCATGCGTCAGGCCGCGCGCGGTGAGCTCGCGACAGAGGGCGACCGCGGCGGCCTTCGACTTCGAGGTAAAGGTGGTGCTCATCTGGAGGTCCGTGACGTTCGCCGCTTGCATGGCGCTCTCATCGCTGCTTCGTAGAGGCTTTTTCGCATTGCACGGAACCACGCTTCGCGGCGCTCTGACGGCTGCACGTCCGGGTGTGTAACCGCGAACCGCTCGACGTACTCATCAACCTCTCCGGTCGCGCGGACGCGGAGCATGTAGAACCAGCGCGGCTCGAGACAGGCCGCGAGCTTGTCCGCGTAGCAGAGGCGCGATGGCTCGCAGTTGTAGCGCTTCGCGATCGATCGCGAGTGGTAGAAGGAAAAGCAATACCAGGAGCCGTCCGATCCGTACCGGAGCTGCCCAGAGAGGATGCGTCGTTCGCGGCAGCGCCAGTGGAAAGCGTTAAGCGGTCGAGTGATCCATTCCGGACCGCTTTTGCGCGCTTCCCAATCGAAGAGCCAGCCGAGGATCTTCGCGCCGAGGAATACGTGATCCTGTCCCTCTGGCCCGTCGATATTCGGCTTTCCGAGATAGCCGAGGTCGTGAACGAAAAACGCCACCCAGAGACGCGGATCCCATGGAAAGCCATAGAGCTTCCACCATCCCAAGGCGACAAAGAACGGATGAATGAAAAAACAGTGCGCGCCGTAGAGGACGCTCCGAGTTCCGATGGTCATGTTGAACGTCCTCATTCCTTTCATCTCCCCCTCCGCGCCGGAGTCGACGGAATTGGCAAGCTGCCGACTCCGGGTTCAACGGTGAGCCGGAGCTGCGCGATAGCCCGCGGCGGATTCGCGGCCTTCCACTCTCGCGGAGCCGGAGTAGCGTCGGCGCAATCGGCCGCGCCGGCCGCGGTGTGCGAGGTCGTTCCGAGGTCGAGCCATGATCCGGTCTGCTCGTTGCCGCGGATCACGGCGAAGACGGTGACGCCTTCGGGGCGCAAGAGGTCGGAGAGGGTCATGCGCTCTCCGTCGCGAGCGCGCCTTGAGTCGCCGGCCTTGCGCGACCCGGTGCGCGGGATTTGAGGTAATGCTCGGCCAGAGCTCGCACCCGGTCGCCGGTGGTGTCCACCTGTTCGACCAGAGCTCCGTAGGGATCTCGAATCCCGTCCACCTGCGCCCGCTTGAGGCCGAGCGTTTCGACCATCGTCGGGTCGGCTCCGTCTTCCGAAACCAAGAAGTACGCGACCACCTTATTCTTCTGCCCGTCGCGCTGTAGGCGTCCGATGGCCTGCTCATGGACGCCGGGGCTCCAGTCGAGTTCGCCGAATACGATGCAGGATGACGCGAGCTGGAGATCGTTCAGGCCCTCGCCCGATCGCAGCGAGAGCAGGATGATCTGCGCGTCACCCTTGACGAACTGCTGCTTTGAGTGCTCCTTCTGGGTAGCCGTCTCGCTGCCGGTGAAGTAGACGACCCCCAGGTCACGGAGCTTCGACTCCCAGATTTCGTAGACCGCGCGATGCCAGCCGCAGAGCACAACCTTCTCTCCGCTCTCGACCAGCATCCGGACGAACTCGGCGACGTAGGGCGCCTTCGCGATACCGGTGGCCTGCCGGAGCGCGTTCGACAGCTCCTCGGCCGCCTGCATCTTCTGGCCACGGTGCGCCTCGCTCTGCGAAATCAGGATCCGCGCGAGTTCTCCGGCGCGATCTTCGACCGCGTCGAGCGCTTCGGAATCGGAGTCGACAACCTGGGTAATCTTGAGAACGTCCGGAAGCTCGCGGCCGACGTCGGCCCGGGTGTGCCGGATGATGGCGAACTGCTCCCGCGCCCAGGTCCCGAAAGCGCGCGGGTCGCGGATCTTGTGCTTGCCATTGCCAAGCGCTGCGCACCATTCGGTCACGAACTCCGTCATCGTTCCGAGCAGCCCGGGCTTGAGGATCTGTAGGACGTTGTAGATCTCGCCGCCGTAGTTGTAGATCGGCGTCGCTGATAGGCCGATGCGGTAAGTGCACTTCGCCGCGAGTTCCTCGGCGCCTGCGTAGCGCTGCGTTCCGAAGCCGCTCCGGAGAGCCTGGCACTCGTCGAACACGACGGTGCGCGCGAACTTCGAGAGGACTGTCGACCATCCCGGCAGCTTCGCGTAGTTGACGATGATGACGTCCGGCAGGCCAAACAGGCCGGAGTCGAGCGGGTAGGCGGTCCCCTTCTTGACGACGTGAACGTGAGCCGCGGGCAGGAATTTCCGGACCTCATCGGCCCACTGACGCGGCAGGTGAGTCGGGCAGACGATCACGGCCGGCCGCGCGGACGGGTCGGCGATCGCCGCGAGCGCCGTGACGGTCTTGCCGAGCCCGACCTCGTCCGCCGATAGCAGGTAGCCCTGCGCGAGCGCGACCTCGGCCTGGCGCGCCTGGTAGGTCCGCGGTGGCAGCGCCATGCCGAAGTCTCGAGGCTGATATCCGCTGCCGAGATAGTCCTCGAGGCGGAGGATTGTCTCGCGGTGGGCCTTCGCCGTTTCGTAGAGCGCTGCCGGCGGTCGGAAGTCGATCGGGTAGCGAAGCGCAAACCATTCGAGGTCCGCCGCCACTTCCGGCGAATGCGAGACCTTGAGCTTTCCAGCCGTCCCGCGGTCGGACCGCTTGAAAAGCCGCTTCGCCCGCATCGCGACATGAGGCTCGAGCTCCAGGTGCCACTCGCCGGCCTTGAGCGTGGCCGTGCCGAAGGTGCGCGCGGTCACAGTGCCGTCCTCAGGTAGACGACATCGACCGGTACGCCGTTCAGGACGGAGGGCATCCGGGCGTGCCGGTTCCGGCTGGTCGCGAGGATCAGGTAGGCGACGCGCCCGGTGTAGGCGTAGCTCTGGAGTTGGCGAACGATTTCAGCCGGCGCGCCGGCTATTTTGACCTCGAGGCCGATCTCGCCCGCGAGCAGAAAGTCGATCGTCTCCCGGTCGCCGATCCGGGCCTCGCGCTCGAACGGAATGCCGGAGACGGTCAGAACTTGGGCGATTCCGGCTTGGAGCTCGGCTTCGGAGGAAAAGCGGAAGCGGGCGACCTCGAGCGCTGCGAGAGCGCGGATCAGGGTGCCTGGATGCTGGAGGGAGGTTGTCATTCTACGCCGTCGCCTCCGCCTCTTCCGTCCGTTCCTCGGACGCGATCACGTCGAAAAGGCCCGGCATCGCTCGATCGCGCGCCGCCGCCTCACAGTAGGCGACGCTGTCCGCGAAGTAGCCTGGATTCAGTTCCACGCCAAACCCGCGCCGGCCGAGCTTTAGCGCGCAGTAGGGCACCGTTCCGAGGCCAGAGAACGGATCCATGACCAACTCTCCGGGCTGCGAATACTGCGCGATCAGCCGGTTCACGATGTCGAACGGCAGCGGGCAAAGATGAGCCTGTTTGTTCTGCGCAGCCTGGAGCGTGTTCATCCCGCGCATCCGAGCCACGTCGGACCAGACATCCGGGTGCCAGCTCGGCGGCTGCAAAAGCATGAACGTCACCGGGAGAATCCGCTTCGCCTCGAGTTGCTCGCCGATCGCGACGTGACGCTCGAAGTCGTAGACGTTGTGCAGGTTGAAATCCCGGAAGAGGCGGAAGATCTGATCGTGCGGCAGGTTCGCGAGTTCGTCGGAGCCCATGAGCCGATCACCGCTCGACCGCATGAAGCCGTGCGCGTCAACCTGCCAGCGCGCGCGAGTGTAGGCGGACTTCTGCTTGACCACGGGCGAGTCCGCGTAGCTGTTGGAACGATCCGTCGGCGCCTTGCGGAAGATCAGGACGTACTCCGGCAGGCCGCAGCCCATCTTCGTCCCGTCCTTGCACTGCTCGGTCCACCCAAGGCGGTAGGTCTGGTTGTTCTCGCGCACGACATCCGTCACAACGGTCTTCCGCGCCATGAACGCGAAGCCGTGGCGGCGGAAGTGAGCCACCGTCAGGTCCGAGAAAGGGCTCACCGTCTGAAAGCCGAGCCCGTTGATACCGCCGGGGACAATCCGATCCTTGACGTGGACCGCGCAGATTCGACCAGGGCGGAGCGCCCGCAGAAGATTCGGCGTCAGGAAGCCGAGATGGTCGAAGAAGTGCTCGTCATCGTCGGTGTGTCCGAGGTCGCGGTAGCTCGGCGTGTACTCATACTGAGTCGAGAACGGGATCGAGGTCACGATCAAATCGACGCTGTTCTCTTCGAGGCGCGAGGCTTCGTCGACCGTGTCGTTGAGCACTAGGCGGAAACCGTCTCCGGTAACTTCCTCGCGCGTCACGTCGATCGAGCGAACGAGCCCGGAGAATTCCGGGTGCGCGAGGCCGTGCTCGCGAATGATGCCGGTCATCTCGGCGACAAGCGTGTTGTGCTGCGCCCACTTCCGCTCCAGCTCGGCCTTGATCTCGCGCTCCGCCTCCGTGTAGATCAGATCGATGCGAACGGGGTAGTGCTGCAGGAACCGCTGGATCCTGTGAACCGCCTGGATGAAGTCGTTGAACTTGAAACCGATCCCGAGGAAGATCGCGCGGTGGCAGTGGCGCTGAAAGTTGCAACCGCTGCCGGCGATCACGGGCTTCGCGGCGAGGTACTGAAACTCACCGTCCGAGAATCCGATGATCGCGCGCTCGCGCTCGTCGAGATCCTGCGAGCCGTAGACGCTGACCGCGGTCGGGACCGCCTGTTCGATCGCTCGCCGCTCATCCTCGAGATCGTGCCAGAGGATCGCGTGCTCGGCCGGATTCTCGGAGAGTAGTTCCTGCATCTTCGAGATCCGCGCTGCGAGGCTGGAGCGCTTCTCTCGCGAGGCTTCCACGACGCCGATCGCCGCGTGGCGGAACATCCTCTCCTGGCCGGACTCCTCGGCTCCGGCTATCGTGTGATCGGTCGGCACTTCGTGCCAGCGGACGTCGAGCTCCGGCAGGTCGTAGCCGGTATCGTCGAAGCCGAGGTCAGACGGGCGCTGAATGAATAGCGCCCAGGATGACACCCAGAGCCAGAACTCGCGCTCCTTGTGCTTGTGGAGCGTCAGGTTGTCGGCCTTCGTGCTGTCGCGCTTGAAGAAGCGCGTCTTCGCCTCGGAAACCTCCATAACGTCGAGGTAGGCGGCGTAGGCGAGCAGTTCGATGAACTCGTTAGGTGACGGAGTGGCCGTGGCCACGAAGCGATAGGGGACGTCTTTCGTTCGCGTGCCGGTGTGATCGTCGCCAGCGAACAGGCGCATGAACTCGCGGAAGGTCTTCGTGCCTCCGAATCCGCGGAGGATGCTCGCCTCGTCCAGGCTGGCCACGGAGAACTCTCTCGGATCCAGTTTTCCGTCGCGGACGGTTTCGTAGTTCGTCAGGTAGATGACTTCTTCGGGCGGAGTCCCGTCAAGGTTCTCCTGTGTCGTCTCCTCGATCGATCGAATGAAACGGACCCGCGTTCCGAGCATCTCCGCGTCGCGGATGAACTCCTGGCGCACGCCGAGAGGAATGACGATCAGCGCCTTTCCGCCGGACCGCTCGCGGCAGATGCGGACCGCCTCGAGTTGGATGACGGTCTTGCCGAGGCCGAAGGCGCCGAAGCAAGCTCGCCGGCCGCCCGCGACCATCCAGCGGACGATCGCCCGCTGGTGAGGCATCAGCGTTGGGTGAATCTCGGCGTCGGCGACGTCGAAGCCCAGGCGCTGAGCGGTTCGGATTTTCGCTTCGAGAAATCCGAGGTACTCGGAAGAGGTGAAACGGGTAGAATGGTCGGAGCTCATCGCGCCTCCTTGCAGGTGCGTTGGGTTAGAGGGGTCGATCCGTTAGCGCGGCTCGGCCCTTCGCTTTTCAGCGTAGCACCGTTCCTGCACTTTTTCCACAGTTGGCGCCAGAAATCTTCGCTTCTGGCAAAAGTGACGGGAGAGCGCGAAAGGCCGTCTTTGCTCGCTTTGCAGCTTCCGCCGGAGTGGCGAAATGGTAGACGCAGGGGACTTCATCGCTTCCGCTTCCTCGGCTTTCCAGACGGCAGCTCTTCCGTCGCGCGCGGCGGTTCTTTCGCAACGACTTCGGCCTCGACGAACGTGTAGCCCTTGCGCTCGGCCGTGGCCACGTTGTACTTGCTTGCTGGGTTGTAGAACGCCTTGATCTGTGGATCGCGGCCGGCGGCTTCCCAGAGCGCGGTCTCGCGGTCGATCGAGGGCGCAGCCTGGACGATAGTGCCCTCGGGTCGGCGGACGGCGTAGAGGGTCGTCACCGCGGGAACTCCTGCACGCGCAGATCCTCCGGCCACTCGGACGGGTCGCCGCCCTTGCGGTGGTTCAGGTTCCACTCAGCATTCACGTTTCCGCGCTCTCCGAAACTCAGGCCGCTCGGCGGCTTTCTTTCGTCGGATTCCGACCACCACCAACCGTAAGGCCGCGACCCGAGCTGTTTCACGAACACCGCTACGCCGGCCGCCTTGCACTGCGCGACGGTCGACCGCGCCCACGCGATATCGAACGGCCGCGCGCCGGGGCCGGACTCGCCGCCGACGATGATCCAGTCGAGGCGCGGGTTCTGGTGCCCAGGGCATCCAGTTTGCGGATCGAACGTCTCACAACCTCCGGCCGGTATCAGCTTCACCCCTCGCGCCTGCAGATTGTGAAGTTCGATGCGAGCCTGATCCTGGGAGAGCGGCCGGCCGCTGTCATCCTGCAGGCAATCGAAGGAGCGGTTTCGAATGGCTCCGTCAACGCTAATTCCCAGATGGCGAGTCGTCGACTTCGTCAGCCACGGCTTGAATTTCACCGGCCCGAGCGCCGGCTCGTAGCTCACGAACCGGACCGCCGCCGGCGTCGCGAGCAGGTTCGGAATCCGCTCGTCGGCCGTCGCCTGGTTCTCGACGCTGGTGCCGAGCCAGACGTTGGGGAGCGGCCATGCGTGGATCAGCCACGGTTCGCCTCTGGCGACTCGGCGCGCATCGAAAATCGACTCGCACGGAAGCGTGTAGGGGCTGGTCCGCTTGCTCCGAATCTTGGCCGCGTCGCTAACCCGAACGTCACGATACTGGCCCGGCGCAAGGTAGGAACGCATCCGTTCCGGCCGCTTGGTGAGAATCTGGAACGTGTGCCTTGGCGCCAGCGCCATCACGGCGAACACCTGGTCGATCGCCTCGTCGCTCAAATTCTCGTGGAAGAGGTCGCTGGTGCTGTTGACGAAGATCCGGAGCGGCTTCCGCCTGCGAAGCGGCCAGTCGAGTACGGCCGTAATGAGCTCGACCTCGCCCGTCCATCGCGGGCCAGCGCCGAGCATCCGGGCGAAGTTCTTGCCGGTCGTCGGCGAGCGCATGCCGGGCAGGTTCCTTGCGGCCATCCGCGCGGCGTAGCAGTTGAGACACCCTCCGGTCTCGCTGCCCGGCGCCATGGAGCAGCCGCGCACCGGGTTCCAGGTCTGGTCCGTCCACTCGATCGAAGAGGCGCCGCTCACCGCGTCTCTCCCCGCGCCGCGAGCCCCTGACCGAGCGCCACCTGCAGCGCCCGAAAGGCCTCGTCGCTGCCGCCTTCCTTGTCCGGGTGGCGTTGCATCGCGAGCTTGCGGTACTGCGCTCGGATCGTCTCGACGCTGGCTTCTGCGTTGCAGTCGAGCGTCTCCCACCAGGGCGTGCCGCCCGTCGTCTCCGGCAGCGCCTTGAACCCGGTGAACGCTGCGTCGACCATGCGCTCGGCGCCCCAACGGGAGAGCCCGCGCATCGCCTCGATCGACTTCGCGATCGCCCAGAGGTTGTCCGCGACGGAGGACCACTTGTCGCAGGGGAAGCAACGATCCTGCCCTTTGAGCTTGAAGTAGACCGCGACGCCCGGATCGGCCGGAGACGTGCGGCCGCCGCGGATCTCTCCGTCGCGGCGCAGCTCGACGTTCGTCGAGATAACGACCTCGCGGGCCTCGAGGCGATCGAGCTCGGCGCGGAGAAAATCGCGCGCCTCGGTGATCGTCTTGCCGCGCTTGTTGTGGTAGGTCTGCAGCTTCCCTTGCCAGTCCGTCCGGCTCACCGAAGTGGTGCCGTAGAACCGCGCTTGCTCACGCTGGTGCGCCGCCGTTCGTGGCCACGCTGCCGGCCAAGAAAGCGGATAGGCTTCGATCGTTTCGTTCGTCATGGCTTCCCCTGGTTACCATTCCGCGCGACCTGCCGATTCACCCGCCGCTCGAATCGCGCATCATCGAACGGCAGACCGAAGAAATCCCGGAGCGCGCAGTACGCGCCGCCGAGCAAGACGATGGCGAACGCGACGCACGCCGCGACCGGGTGGCGTGCGGAGCGAAGTTGCGGGATGGCTCCGGCTGCGAACATCGCGAGCATCGCTACCCAGACGGCGAGCGAAAGCCAGCGGCGAGAGTTGGCGGTCATCGTAGGAGTTCCCACGTCTGCGCCAGCCGCACGGACTCTTCGCAGCGCCGAGTGATGCTGTTCGTCACCAAGCCCGCTTTGCGGAGATCGTCGAGTCGCCGCATCACTTCGACCGGCTCCGCGATGCGTCCCTTCAGTCGGGCGTGTACCTCGCGATAAGTCAGCGGCAGAAACGACGTGCGGAGAGCGTCCAGAATGGCCGAGCACTCGCTCTGCTGTTGGGCGCCGGAAACGTCTGCGGCGGCGGCGCGGCTGCTCACGGGATCGGTCCGACGCGAGCGTGGCGGATCGAGCAGGGAGAGCTGAGACGTGTTCATCGTGCGGCCTCCATGGGGAGATTGGCGAGGGCTTCTCGCCGCGCCTTGATCAGGTCCAGGGCAGCGCCCTTCGTCAGCGTGTAGCAGTCGGCGGCGGGCGCTCCGCGATCAAGCCAGCGAATCGCCAGCTGGTCCCAGATGGCCTGCTCTTCGGGCGTCAGCGGAGACGGCTTCACATCCGCGTTCACGACCGCACCGCCTTGTCGAGGCGCAGCGAAGTGTCCCCGATCGCGTATCGGGCTCGATTCTGGGCCCAGGCCACGAACGACTCCGGAGACCTCACTTCCGATTCCCACTTGCGCCAGTTCGCAGAGGCGATGTTCTGAAGCTCCGCCTTCAGCGCATCCCTCTCCGCCTCCGCCTTCTCCTTCGCTTCGATGGCGTCGGCGAGCCAGAGGGCGAGAATGTCCGTAATAGCCTTTCCGGTCGGACGGCGAGCTTCGTTGAGCTTTGCTAGGGCGGCGCTACTGTCTCTTGCCACACCCTTTCGCCAGTTGGCCATCACCCGCAACTCCGCCGCCGTCAGCGGGCACGGAACGGTCATGGTTGCACCTTGGCGTCGAAGTGATGCAGATAGCGCCTTACGGTCGACAGCTTGATCGCCTTGGCCGAGTCGATGACTGGCAACCTGACCACGTTGGCCACATGCGCCAGAGTTGCGGCTGCAAGGACGTTCCCAATCTCCGCCTCTAGTGCCTCACGATTTGTCGGCCCTCCGTTCGGGTGCCTGCTCTCCAGTCCGTGACGCAGGATCTTTCCGATGGCCTGCACAACCTCGCCGCATTCCTCCGCGATCAGAGCCAGCACTTCGGCTTCCTGCGGCGTCAGTCCGTTGAAATGCACGCTCACCGCCACGCCCCCGTCCCCCGACTCTCGAAGCCGTCGGCGAAGATCAGCTCGGACCGAACGTCCTGAACCGTCAGCCGCGCCACCCAGCGCTCATATCGTTCGTCCACCAGCGCGTCAGCGGTGAAGTGAACGTGGTCCCCGACGGCGTAGAAGCCCTGCTGCGGAGCCCCGCCCAACGTCATCGCCTGGCTGATCTGCAACGCGCCGAACGGAGAGGCCGAAGGCGCAGACCACAGCGCCCATTCGTTCGTGCTGTTCTTCCCCTGGCGCCAGACGACGCGCGATCCGTCGGCAGAGAACACGAACGTATCGACCGAGTGATCGTCCGGCAGTACCTTGTTGAGCTGCACGGCCGCTCCGCCGGAGACGGAAGCGGTAAAGAGGTCGTACTTCTGCTGACGCCTCTTGTCGCACGCGAAGGCGACTCGCGCGCTGTCCGGCGAGACGGCGAACAGCGTCACGTCGCGGTCGTCTCCGATCTCCGGCGAGAGGCGAACGGCAGCTCCGGACGGCAGCGAGACGCTGAAGAGTTCGTACTTGCCGGCGAGCGCCGAGTCCGTGCGGCAGATCACGCGGGCGCCGACGAGGATCGACTCGCCGAACTGTCCGTGAGCGGCAGGGCAGGCCGGGTGGAGAACGGACGCGACCGCGGACGCACCCGCCGCCGCCGGGCGATCCTTGACCCGCATCGCCGCGGCAGGGCTCGCGAGTAGCGCAGCCAGAGCGACGCCGGCAGCGAATCGACGGAACCGCGCCTGCAGGTGCGAGTCCGCCGGCCTGAGGCGAGCCGTCTGCGACTCACGCTCGCCAGCGGTCAGCACGCGGCCGACGCTCCTCTGAAATTGCGGGTCCGCCAGCGGGTCGGACTCCGAGCGCTGCATCTCGCGCAGCACATGCGTCTGAGTCAGGTCGAAGAGCTTCGTTTCGGTCATACCGCCTCCGTGCTCTGGAATCGATCCGTTACCCGCATCACCAGCTCCCGCCATGCGCTAACCACCACCGCCGGAACTTGCCCGTTTCCAAGGGCTCTAAGCTGGTCCACCCGATGGGCCACCCCAAAAGCCACGCGACCCACGAAGGATTCAGGCTCCCCGGCGTCTGCGGGGTCGCGCTCCCACCATCCTTGACAACTTGTGCATAGAGCGTGTCTGCCGTTCCGCGCGACTTCCGCAGGCCGGCGCATTGCGAGTCCTCCGCTCGCGGACTCGCCCACAGCTTCACTGCCGCATTCAACGGAAGAGTGTTGCGATTCTGCGTGCTCGGACCGGCATCGTTCTTCGAGTCCTGCGCGGTCAGCGTCGGCCAGAGGCCTTCGGACGGCGAGAATCCAGAGCCGCTTCCGAAGGTGTGGCGCGCCGACGTCTGCCGCGCTTCGCACCGTCCACTCCGCATCGAACCCGAGCTCGGCCAAGTCTCCGAGAACTCTTCCGAGGTATCCGGAAGAAGCGAGGCCTGGCACGTTTTCCAAGAACGCGAATGGCGGTCGTACTCGGCGAAGAACGTCTGCGGTTTCGGGCCACATGTCGCGGGGATCGTCGGCTCCGAGCTGCTTTCCGACGACGCTGTGCGGCTGGCAAGGGAAGCCGCCTGTAACCAGGTCAACCAGCCCTCGATAGCGGTCGGCCCATCCGTCCTCGAGAAACTCTCGAATGTCCCCGAAGATCGGGGCAGGATCAAGAAAGCCGTCACGAATGCGCGCCTGGAGCACCGCTTGGCAGTAGGCGTCGCGCTCGACGTAGCCGACGTGCCGGAAGCCGAGCAGGGAGGTTCCGAGCAGGCCGCCACCGGCGCCAGTGAAGAGGGAGAGTTCATTCAAAGCGGCCTTCCGCTGGGAATCCGAGAGCACGGCGCAACGCCGCGCGGTTGCGGTACAGGTGCCGTAGCCAGGCGATCAGAACGTCGGACGTCTCTCTGCGCGTCGTCTTGGCCACGACCTTCCGCGCCATCGACCAGTGCGAAAACTCCAGCTCGTCGGAGCCCGTGCGCCGCACCACGCCTCCGAGCGCGACCGTTGCGACTTCCGCCGCGCGCATCGGAATGCGGCGCGCCCGCAGGTTCAACTCGGTAGCGGCCGGCCGAGCCGTCACGACGCACTCGCTGCCTCTTGCGGAATGCGCGCTTCGATCTCGGCGCGAAGCTCCTGCTGACGGACCGCGCGCAGACAGGTATCGACCTCCGCGACCGAACCGGCCGAGCGGAGGTCGGTCAGCGCCGCGGCCTTCGTCTCGCGAGGAAGGCTCTGGAATGCGCGCACGGTCGCGATGGCGCGCTGCTTCGCCGCGGTCAGGTCGGCAATCCCGGACGGGGCGGTGGAAGGCGCGTAGCCCTGGCGAACGCCGTTGGAGCTGACGGGTTGCGGGCGGCTCTCCGGTTCCGGTTCGGCGGCGCCGCGCCGCGCGCTCTCGGCGACGAACCGCCGGAGCTTCGCTTGCGTCGTCTCGCCTCCGCGCTTCCCGGCTTCGCGGCGCGAGGCGGAAATCTGCGAATCGCGCACCATCCGACGGCAGAAGATCGTCCCGTCGGCGTCGCGCGAGAACACGCCATTCGACTCGAGCTCGGCGATCAAGGCCTGAACGTCCTCGCCGGCCTTCGCGCGCGTCATCGACGCGATCATCGAAGGCGAGTCGATGCGCTGACCGGCCGTCCGCAGGTAGCCCCGCGGCACGCCGTCGTGCATGATGCAGAGCATTTCCTTCCACAGCCCGCGAGCCGCGTAGGAGCACGCCTGTAAACCGGTGTCGCGCTGCCAGTCGCCGAAGTACCACAGCGCCGCAGGTGACTTCGGCCGGCTCAAGCACGGCCCCCTCGGAGGAATGAGAAGCCAGCCCGGTCCTCGGACGTTCGGACGCCGGGCGCGCCCGTGGTGAAGCGTGGTGAGATCTGCCGGCCGAGGTTCATGGCGCGTTCTTCTCTCAGCCCTTCTTCGCCTTCGACTTCGGAGCGGCCTCGATCGCGCGAAGAATCGTCGTCTCGAAACCGACCGGAGTCGACTCGAGGCCGGCGCCGGAGATCTCGGCCGCGATGGCGTCGCCGTCCAGTCCGCGCTCGGCGGCGAGTTCACGAAGCGACTTCGCGCGCTCGGGTGAGATCAGGGCGGGCTCGCCGGGAGAACTCTCGACCTGCGGTGTGGCGGCCGGAGTCGTTCCGCTGGCGAAGCTGTCCAGACCGCTCTGCGGATCCGGTTCAGGGCTGACGTCGATCACGTCTGCGGCGGGCGCATCGACGCGCAACTCGCCAAAGTCTCCGAGCTCGGAATGGCGACCGGCGTCGTACATGTCGGCCATCGCTGCCGCCTTCTGGACGTTCATCGGCAGGTACTTCGCCATGCGACGAATGGCGGTCTTTTTGCCCATCTCCGGGAAGTTCTGAACCCAGGGGGAGCGTGGATCCTCGCCGACCTTCGCGTACTGGACAGCCTGCTTGTAGCCGCTGCTGCCGTCTCGAATCGCTTCGACCTCAGCGCGAGTCAGAACCTCGAAGTGGTGACCGCCGCCCTTAAACTTGGCGACGGCGTAGAAGTGCGTGATCGGGCCGCGGTCGCCGCTCGCCGGAACGTGCTCGAGCTTTTCATCGAGCCCGAATGCGTAGGCGAAGCGATCGTTCTTGCAGACCTCGTGGGCGTTGATAGACAGGACCTCGCCGGAATTGCGAGCCAAGGAAATCAGGCCCTTGTAGCCAGGGATGAACTGGACTTTGCCCTTGAACGGAACCAGGTACGCCTGCCCGAGAACGCCGTCCGGCTCGAGCCCGAGCTGGGCGCACGTCATCACCGCGGCGAAGAGGCTCGTCCGGTCGCACTCGAGCAGCTTCGGCGTGTTCTGAATCGCCGTCATGGCAACGCGACAGAGACGCTCCGGCGTCAGGTGGCGGGGGAGCGCCGCGGCCATCTGCGGCTTCAGAAGTTCGAGCGCTCGGCGAACCTGATCCGCCTGCCCCTTCTTCTCGATCGCTGCCGATCCTGCCGGCGCGATCGCGCTCTGTGTTCCTGCGGCTACGCTTTCGACGGTCACTTTGCAGACCTGCCTTTCTTCGGCTTGTCGGCCGAGACTTCGGAGACGCGCATGCCGCGATAGGCGGCGCGCACGTAGGACACTTCGGCGGAGGCGACAGGCCAAGTCGAAACCTTGAACCCGTCGCCGATCGCGATTGCCGCGTTCTGGACGATGGAAACGATCTCGGCCTGCGCCGCTGACTTCCTCTTCTCGGCTTCCTTCGCCTCGAAGCTCGCCGTCGTGTAGCGCCGGCAGGCGTCCGCGAAGTCGAAGGCGCGGCGCTGCGCGAGGTCTGCGCCGTCGTGGTCGTCGCCGGCCGCAGCCGTCGAAAGGTCGAGCACTTCCCCGGTGTTCGTCTCGCGGTAGAGCTCGCGGAGTGCGTCGAGATCCCGAGCGAAATCCGGATCGGGCGCCTCGCCGGCATGGACGGTGCGCCAGAACTCGGCAACGGCGGCTTCGAGCTTCGCAATCGCGCCCGGGTGCCGGTCGTACTCGAAGATCCGCAGATCGTTGCCGCCGACAAGAATGCCGAGCGCTCCCCAGGCATAGCCGCCGCAGGCGATCTCATGCTGCACTTGGAGCTGGTAGACCATCGGCGGGCCGTCTTCCCAACCGCGGAAGACGAGCGAATCGACGTTCTTGATTTGCACCGTTCCGACGCCTTCGCGGGTCGGGTGGCCGTCCGCTTCGTAGTCCGGAGTGCAGCCCATACCGGCGATCGTCGGGTGCTGCGCGTAGGCCGTAACCTTGCGGACGTTCCAGCCGGTTTCGTGCGCCACCCAGGCGCCGATGCCAGCCTCGAGAAACACGCCGGCCTTCACGCGCGGGTTCTGTGAGATGTCGGCGGACTCGAGGTTCCCGGACTTCTCATGCCACAGCTCAAAGCTGGTCTTGAACGGATGCAGGCCGAACAACGCCGCGACCTCGCTCGCGCCGACGTGCGACTTGCGAAGCTCCTGAATCTCCGGAGAGAGCGTGGTGGCGTTCATGCCCGCCTCCGCGCTTCGACTTGTCGCTCCATGAATTCGCGCTGCGCGTCACGCTCGGCCATGATCCGCCGGACCTCCGCTTCGTCGCGAAGCTCCTGAATGCGAGCGCGGATGCCGACGACGAACAGGCCGGCGAAGACGGCTGCCAGGACGAACAGGCCGATCCACTGGTCGGGAGTCGCCCGGCCTTCGAGGAAGTCGGCGACGATGGACGGGCTCACGCGTTCACCGCCTCTGCCAGCGCCGGCGCCGCCTCGGCCGGGAGATGGTTGACCGCGATACCCTCACGGTCGCTCGCGCGCTCCGTGACGACGTAGAGCCCCAACTCGCGCGCCAACTCGGCGAACTCGCGCTGCGCCTTCGGCTGGAGCGCCTGCCAGAAGGCACCTGAGAGCGGCACCAACTTCGACGGGTTCCGCTTCGCCACGAACCGCAGCGCCGCGACGATCTGCTGACCCTCGGAGCGCCGCTTCTCGAAGTCGAAGAGCTTGCCGCCTTCGACGACGCACAGCCGGCCGTTCGAGTCGATCGTGAGGCCGTCCGAATCGGTGCCGTTCAGGAGCTTTCCGAGACGGTCCTGGACGGTGGTCGCGACCGAGCGCAGGAACTCCGCGCGCGTCGCGGCGTCGTCAGCCGAGCGCTGCGCTTCCATCGCCGCGGCCCTCGCGTTGCGGTACTCGGCCGATCCAAGCGCCCGCTTCGCGGTCAGCCCGGCCGCGTTGGCCGAACGCTCGATCTCTTCGACCTCCGCCGGCAGCGGTCCTTCGACCGCGCGGCCGAGCAGGCCAGAGCGACGGTCCCACTCTGCCGCCGCGTCGTGCGTCTCGCGGATCTTCGCGTCGATCCGGTCGCGCAGCGCCTTCTTTTCGGCGAGCGCGACGCGGACACCAGAAAGGCGCTCGGCGATCCGCTGCGCCTCGGCGGTCAGCGCTTCGACCTCGGACTCGATCGCGGCGAGGTCGGCGACGATGGTCGCCCGCTTGGCGTCGTACCCGGCCACGTCCGGCCGCTCCCCGAGCGTCTCGCGGATTTCGGCCTGCTGCGCCTCGAGATCCTGCCGGCGCCGGCAGTCCGCGCGCGCGACCGCGAGCCGATCCCGCAGGCGCTGCGCGTTCGCCTCCGCGTCGGCTGGCTGGACGTCCACCAGCGCTCCCTCGCCTCCGATCGCGGACAGAGCGTCGCGCGCCTGGTCGAGCCGCACGTTCGCGGTCGCAGCGAGCTCGGCGGCGAGGTCCTCGGCGGACTTCGCCTCGGCGTGCCCGACGCGCCGCACCTTCTCGGCCGCGTCCAGCATGTCGTCGATGAAGTTGTCGCGGATCTCCGTGAGGGCGCGCGCGGAGACCTCGGGATCGACCGCGAGGATCTCGATCGCCTCGGCGGTGACCGGCAGGCGATGAATCCGCAGGAGCGCCCGCACGCGAGCCTTGGCGCGAGCCTTCTCGTCTGCGTACCGCCCGCCGTCGATCAACTCGGCGAGGTCGTCGCCGCCCTGGATCTCGATCTCCGCGCGGCCCGATGCGCTCCGGACCTTGCGAATCGTGAGCGAGAGTCCGTTCCCGCAGACTCGCCCTTCTTCGGCGCCGTCGAGCACTTCGATCGTGCTCGGCAGGCCATGGAGCGCGCCGAGCGATTCGATGATCGACGTCTTCCCGGCGCCGTTCGGCCCCTCGAACTCGTTGACCCCGGCGAAGAGCCGAACGTCCGTCCGCTCGATCCCGCCCATGTTCTCGACGTGGAAGTCGAGCGGCTTCGTGGCGGTGTCGGCGGGCTGGCTCTTGACGGACTGCGGCGTCTGCTTCACACTTCCTCTCGACATTTCAGTACCCTCCGCGCCCGGCGCCGCTCGCAACGGCCCGGGCGCAACTCGTTAGGCCGCGCTCTTGCGCGCGGCGATGCTGGAAAGGCGGACGCGGCGCTCTCGCGACATGTGGCCCCACCGCAGGCCATTGCTCACCGTCAGCGTGAGCGGGGAGCCGAGCGGAGAGAAGCGCTTGACCGCGTTCGCGATGAGCCGAGCCCAGCGCGCGCGGCGCAATGCGGCGCGAGAGATGCGCTTCGCGGCCGGCGGGCGGTAGCTGCGCGGCGTCTCGTACCGCCGACGCTTCGCCTCGGAGCGCGACTCGCGGACCGGCGGCACGAACGGCTTCGGCTTCCCGGGGCGATAGAGATTCCCGTCGTCCAGAATGTCGGCGTTCGGGTTCTGGCCGCCGAATACTCCGGCGAGCGCAGAGAGCAACGGAATTCGCATCATGGAGTCCCCTTTCCTTGCGGAGTGGTAAACGCTTTGCCGCGCAGCGGTCGCTCGCAAAGCGCCTGCGCACGGACGAACTCGACGCCGAACCACCGCTCGATGACCGTCCGCTCACAGCGGAAGAGTTCCGCGAGGCCGTCGATGTGGTCCTCGCTTGGGCGGGCCGAGCCGCGCTCCCAGGCGTAGACGGCCTTCGCACTGACGTGCAGCGCGGCGGCGATGCGGGAGTGGGAGAGCATCGCGGTGACGCGAGCAGCGGTGAAGCTCGGGACTCGCGACCGGCGGGAGCCGAGCGGGCGACCGACGACGCGCGGATGGCGAGCGGCGGAGATCACGCGGCGACTCGCTTTCGGGCGGACTTCTTGACCCATGCGCTCGGCCGGATGCCGAAGGCCCGCTCGATGGCTACCGCGATCTCGAGCTTCGGCGTCTGCTGCCCGTTCTCAATTCGCGACGCGGTCGCCTGGTTGATGCCGAGCTCGGCGGCCAGCTCGCTCTGCGTCATTCCGCGCGCAACCCTGGCGAGTCGGAGTTTCATCTGTGGCGTCTGCTGCGGTTCCAACATATGCATATCGTATGCAGAACTCGAAACGGCTGTCAAGCACTTTCTGCAACCGAATTGCGAATTCTGCGACCTGGTTCCCGAGGTAGGCGCCGACGTTCGACTCTTCCGCCGGAAACCTCCGACGCGATAAACGGCCGCAGGAGCCACGATCTCGACTCCGCCGCGGCCACCCTCACGGCGAACCGCTGATCTCCAGCCGCAGGCCGTGAAGCTCGCGAAGCCGGCCCGATCCGCTGCGCGCGGCTACCCGCTTTTCGAGCTCCGGCGATCGCCCTGCATCTCGCTCGCGGACTTTCAAAGATTGAGGTAGTCGCACTCGCGCGCGTTGGCCGACCGCAGCGCCCCTCTTCCTGGTCTTTTCAACTTCTCTGAATTCTTCTCAGTAGTAGTTGCTTTTGCATAGGAGCAAACACTTTAGCAAATTGCTAAAGCACTGGCTTTAGCAAAAAAGTGGCACTACGACTAAGAGAGAGAATGAAAAGACTTGCTGGCCTTGCTGTAGCAAAACAGAAACGCCGAGTTTGCTAAGGCAAAACTCGGGAGCCGGATTCGTCGCCTGCCGATCGGTCGGTCGCCTGCCGGCGGCCTGAGTCCGTCCGGCCTCTGTCGCTCCGCCAATTTCCCGACTGCACTCCCGCAGCGTGTCGTACCGTCCGCCGCGACATGGCGAACCAGGGGAAAGCTCGCCCGAAGACGACGAGGAAGAATGCGACGAAGGCTCCGCCGCGCGGACCGAATCTCGACGCGAGAGGGCTCAATCCAAAGCAGGCTCGGTTCGTTGACGAGTATTTGATCGACCTGAACGGGACTCAGGCGGCGATTCGGGCTGGGTACAGCGCGAAAACCGCAGAGCAGCAGGCGACCAGGCTGTTAAGGAACGCTCAGATTTCCGCCGCCGTCGAAGCTGGCAAGGCGAAGCGAGCGAAGAAAGTCGGCGTCACCGCCGAGTACGTCATCGACAATCTTCGCGAAGTGACCGAGCGGTGCCTGCAGCGCGCGCCGGTAGTCGGACCGTTCGGCGTGCAAGTCGTCGACGACGAAGGCCGAGGCGTTTGGAAGTTCGACGCGAAGGGAGCTATCGGCGCGCTCGAGCTGCTCGGCAAGCATCTCGGCCTGTTCGTCGAGCGAGTGAAGATCGACAACCCGGAGGACATCGCTCGCGCAATCGCCGCGGCGCAGAGCGCGATCGATTCGAGCGGCGCGTTCCCGGCGCCGCCGGCAGTGGGGAAGGCGGCGTGACGGCCTCTGCACTCACGTTCGTTGCGGGCCTGCTGTTCGGCGCGATCGTCGCCGAGATGACGCGGCCGAGGCGGTGGCGATGAACGGCGCGAAGGCCGAGCCGTGATCCGTGCGCGCCTCCTGGCCCTCGCGCTCGCCGGCCTCATGACTGCGGAGGGCTTCGCGCTTCCTCCGCGGTGGACTCCGCTTCGACCGCACCTGCAACAGTCGCGCTACGCGCACAGCCCGGCGCGGTTCAACGTCGTCCCGGCTGGACGTCGAAGCGGGAAGACGGAGATCCTGAAACGCAAGGTCGTGCGCGCCGCGTTGCGCCCGCCGCGCTTCTACCCGGGTCGCTACTTCCTCGCCGCTCCAACCTACGCCCAGGCGAAGCGAATCTTCTGGGACGATCTCAAGGCCCTGGTGCCGAAGTCGCTTCTCGCTGGCCGGCCGTCCGAGTCGGAGCTCTACGTCGAGCTGAAGAACGCGACGCGGATCTACGTGCTCGGCATGGACAAGCCGGCGCGCATCGAGGGCTCGCCATGGGACGGCGGCGGGCTCGACGAGTACGGCAACATGAAGCCCGAAGTCTGGGGCGCGAACGTGCGGCCGGCGCTCGCCGATCGCGGCGGATGGTGCGACTTCACCGGTGTGCCGGAGGGGCGGAATCACTACTACGCGCTCTGGCTCGCCGCGCTGGCAGATCACTCCGGGCAGTGGGCCGCGTTCACCTGGAAGAGCGCCGACATCCTGCCGCCGGAAGAGATCGCAGCGGCGCGACTCGATCTCGATCCGCTCGTCTTCGAACAGGAGTACGAGGCGAGCTTCGTCTCGTTCGAGGGACGCGCCTACTACAACTTCAGCGTTGAGGCGCACTGCGCGCCGCTCGCGTACAACCGCGAGGCGCCGCTGATCGTCTGTCTCGACTTCAACATCGCGCCGGGCGTCGCGGCGATCGCGCAAGAACAGCCGATGCCGCGCGGCGGACGGATCGGCACCGGCATCATCGGCGAGGTGTGGATTCCCGCGGGCTCGAACACGGAGCGGGTGTGCCGGAAGATCCTCGCGGACTGGGGAGAGCACGCCGGCCCGGTGCACGTCTACGCGGACGCGACCGGCGGGGCAGGCGGGACTTCCGCCGTGCAGGGTTCCGACCTGGAGCTCGTCGAGAAGTTCCTGCGGCGCGGATTCAAGGGCACGAAGGGATTCGACGATCGTCTCTCGATGCGCGTGCCGTCGTCGAACCCGGCCGAGCGCGCGCGCGTCAACGCGGTGAACACGCGACTGCTGAACGGCGCCGACGAAGTGCACATGATGGTCGACGCGGCGAAGGCCCCGCACGTCGTCCAGGACCTCGACGGCGTCTCGCTCGTCGTCGGCGGGTCTGGAGAGATCGACAAGGATCCAAAGAAGTTCAAGTACCTGACCCATATCAGCGACGCCGTCGGCTATTACGTGGCCGAGCGCTTCCCGATCTCTACCGGCTCGTCTCGAGCCACGGACCTCACGCTATGAGCGAGAACGAAAAGCCAACGGCGCACACCCAGCACAAGGCGTTCGCTACGATGGCCGAGGCGGCGGAGCTTCCGCGGATGCTGCGCGCCGGAACGAAGGCGATGCGAGCTTCCGCAGACTGGACTCCCAAGAGCCCGGGCGAGAACGCGGACCACTACGCGCTCCGCCTCTCGCGCTCGTTCCTGCTCGGCAAGTACGAAGACGTGTGCGACGAGCTCGCGAATGCGATGTTCTCCGGTTCTCTCTCGATCGAGCCGGAGGGATCGGACCCGAAGGCCGAAGAGAAGCCGGCGCTTGATCCACAGGTCGCTGCGTGGCTCGAGGACTTCGACGCGCAAGGCCAGACCATCGAAGACTGGTCGATCGCCGCTTTCGGCAAGGCTCTGGACTGCGGCGTGGTCCATGCGATCGTCGATCACACGAACTTCGGGCCGAGCGAGAACCGCGAGGAAGAGGTCGCAAAGGGAGCGAGACCCTACGTCACGATGTTCGCGGGCGACGACGTGCTCCAGGTGGTGAGCAGCCGAGACGGCAAGCGGATCCTGCGAATCAACATCCGGGTGCCGCGGCACGAGATCGACGGATGGTTCGAGCGCACGCGCGTGCAGACGCTGGTCGCCTACGCTGGCGATCCGATGGTCGCCGACACGTTGGTAGGCTCGCCGCGCTGGGCGCGGTGGGAGCTCCGCGAACTCGTCAAAGACGAGGCGACCGGGACGATATCGGACGCGATCGTCGACTCCGGCAGCTACCGGCCGCACGTCGAGATCCCGCTCCGGACGTTCTACGCGCGGCGCACCGGATTCATGACCGGCAAGCCGGCGCTCGGCCGCCTGGCAGAGAAGAACGCCGAGCACTGGCAGAGCTCCTCACACCAGCGGATGAACCTCGACTTTTCCCGCTTCGCGATGCTCTTTCGCAAGGGCTTCAACGACGACGAGAAGCAGCAGAAGCTGACCGGCGCCGCGGTCATCTTCGATGGCAAGGCCGAGCACGCCGACATGAAGACGATCGAGTCCACCGGTGCCGCGCTCGCCGCCGGGCGTCAGCATCTCGAGGACTGCAAGACCGAAATGGAAGCGATGGCCCTCTCGCCGCGCATGAAAATGGGCGCGACGACGGCGGCCGAGGTGATGATCGAGAAGGGCGAGGCGGACTCCCAGATCGAGGCGTGGGCGATCAGTTTCCAGCGGTTCCTCCAGGGGATCCTCGGGCTCATGGCTCGCTGGGTGACGCCCGCAGAGCGGCCGGAGGTGCCTTCGTTCGGCACCGTCTCGCTCAGCATGGACGATGCGCTGGTGATGCCGGCCTCGCAGATCGAGCTCGTCAAGTACCTGAGAGAGAAGAACGACATCTCGCAGCGGACGATCCTGCGAATGGTGAAGGAATCCGGCCTTCTGCCGGTCTGGGTCGACATCGACGCGGAGATCGAGGCGACGAAGACGGCGGCCCCCGCCTTACTCGGCGTGCCGCTGGCGTTCCAGCGCTCGACTCCGACGCCCGATCCGACCGGCGCGCCAACCGTTCCATGAGCCGAGATGCTTGGATGCGCTGCCGAGGCCAGAGGATCCGCGCGTACCGGCTCCGCGTTCGGCTGCGCTCCATGATCTCGGCGCCGCCCTACTGCCGTCAGCGGAGGTCGTGAGCCGTGGCTCCGTCCGTCAACGAGCAACTCGCCGATCGCGCGGCGGCGCACGCTATCGACCTGGTTCGCTTCGACTCGGACGCTCGCGCGCGAGTGCTCGGCTACCTGCGGCTGCTCGAGGCAAAGCTATCCGAGCAACTGTCAAACGCGAACCTGGGCGGCGGGATGACCGAGTTCCGGCGAACGCGCGCCGAGACGCTACTCCGACAGGTGCGCGAGACGATTGCGGAGGCCTACGCCGACATGGCGGACGCGGCGGACGGCGTTCTCCGCGGGCTCGCGGAAGTCGAGTCCGCAACCGCGATGGCGGGTGTTGGGAAGTTCATCGTCGAGACGCGATTCGAGCTCAACATTCTCACGCCGGCGCAGCTCTCGCGCATCGTCGACGCGACGCTGATTCAGGGGGCGCCGTCGCGCGCGTGGTGGCAGGCGCAGGCGGGCGACCTGTTGGAGCGCTTCTCCTCGGCGATTCGCGAGGGCGTCGGGCTCGGCGAGACGAACGACGAGCTGGTGCGCCGCGTGCGCGGCCGCGCCACGTGGAAGCGGCACGTCTACGAGCTGAACGGCAAGCGGCACACGTACGTCGAGTTCCGCGGCGGGCTCATGGACACCTCGACGCGCCACGCCGAGGCGCTGGTTCGGACCTCCGTGCAGTCGATCGCCGGCCAGACGCGACGCGACACGTTCGCCGAGAATCAGGACGTCGTGAAGGGCATCGTGCAGGTCTCGACGCTCGACACGCGCACCACCGTGACGTGCCGGGCTCGCGCGGCGAAGGCGTGGTCGCTGCCGGACTACCAGCCGATCGATCACAGCATCGCCTACGGCGGCGGGGTGCCGCTGCACTGGGGGTGCCGCTCGACCGAGGCTCCGTTGCTCCGCTCCTGGCAGGAGCTCGGCATCGACCTCGACGACGCTCCGGGCGGCGCGAAGCGCTGGTCACGGCTCGACGGCAAGGTGCCGGCCGACTTCACCATGGAGCAATTCCTGCGGCGACGCTCGCGCGAGCAACAAGACGAGATGCTCGGCCCGGGGATTGCGGCGCTCTGGCGGGCGCGGAAGGTATCGCTCGAGGAGTTGATCGACGCGCAGTCCGGCCGGCCGCTCGCTCTGTGGGAAGTGCAGATGAGGGCGGCGGCGTGAGCAAGACCGAGCCGCGTCGCGTGCTTGGAGTCATGTTCCTGCCCGGTGAGCGGGTGCGGATTGGAGACATTCGAGGCCACGTCTCATGCGTATCGGTGACTTGGCCGCTAAAGGCGAAGTACGAGATCACCTATTGGGACGCTGGGCAGAAGCGCGAATGCTGGTGCGACGAATTCGAGGTCGAACCGGAGTGACGGAAGGCGATAGAGAGGACCGATGAAACTACCAGGGGCAGTTCTCGACATCATCGCCGCGGTCGGGTGGGCGCTCGGCCGAGTGAAGTTCGCCGCCGTCGTGGCGAGTTGGCGACTCCGCAAGGTGCTGCGCCCGGTGTGCTGGTGGCGCGACAAGCACAACGGCTTCTACGCGCGCGGCCGGTGGATCTGCCGGATCTGCGCGAAGCAGATGATCGCGCCCCCGCCTCCGGGTGAGTTACTCACGGACGAATCGAGCAGGGCAGTCTACCAAACGCAGCAGGACGGCGCGTTGCGTCGAATCGACAAGTTCCGCGGCTCCAAGAAGCAACGGAGGAAGCACCGCGAGGAAGTGAACCGCTTGCGCGCGATGCGTGAGCGACTGACCCAGGGGGAATCATGAAGATCCGAAACTTGCTGCTCGCGCTCTCGCTGCTCGCCGTCGGGATCACCGTCTCGGAGTCGGCCTCCGGTGCCAACTATGGCTCCGTCAAGCCGGTCCCCGACGGCGGCAGCGGAAGTCACATCGTCGGCCTGATCTACTGCTACGTCGGAGGCGCAGGAGAAGTCGCAGACGCTCACGACATTCTTCCGGCCGGCGCCGGCACGCTGCTCTACACGGATGGCGGCGGGAAGTCCGTGTTCTCGACCTGCCCGAGCATCGCGAACCTCGGCCCGGGCGCGGCAGCAGTCCCAGCCGAAAGGATGCTGCTCGGCCGCTCTGCCGTCCTCTGCGAAGCGCGAGACGCCGACGTCATCTATTACGACATCGCGCGTTCGGCGGTGGTCCTGGACGGCGTCGTCGTCTGGGAAGAGGAAGGCGGCGGGGACGTGTACGTTTCGACGCTCGCATGTCGCGTGCGTCTGATCGACTGAGGTGAAGCGATGAAAACGACGAAGCCGAAGTACGGGTGCATCGATGCGACGGTCGCCGGCATCCCGGCGGAAGAGCCGGTGTTCCTTCTGCGCGCGCAGGATCTGCACGCGGTCGCGACGCTGAAACATTACGCGGACCGAGTTCAGGCGGCCGGCGGAGATCCGAACGTGGTAGCCGCGGCTCGTCAGGCGATCACGGAGTTCGCCGCGTGGCCGGTGAAGAAGGCGCCGGATCTGTATGCGTACGAGGCGAAACCGTCGGAGGATGCCGTCAAGGTCGGCGGAGTAGTGCGCCAGCCGGACGGCAGCGAGGAGATCTTTGTCGCGGTCGAGGAAACCTCTGCGACGGTTGAGGACGCTCCCGCCGCTCGCCGCTCGCGTCGCTCTGCCTGATGCTCGTCTCCGTCGGAAACCGCGGCTTCTCTCTCTCAGCTCTCGAATCGTGGGAGTACGAGCCGGAAGCCGCGGTGTTGCGCCTCCTCGCCGGTGGCCGCGAGCTCGTCTTCCAAGACGAAGAAGCGGCCGAAGTCGTGGCCCTACTCCGGCGCCACGCAAAGGCCGCAGAGTCCGGCCTGCAAGCGATCGAAAGCCTGGATTCTTAGGCCTCCGAGTAATTTCCCGACTGCACTCCGAGCGCGTTCTGTAAGTTCCACCTGACGAGCCGAGAAACTCCCAGGGGAGGAACTGCATGGCGCTGAAGCTCAAGCTCACGAAGGCCGAACACGAAGCGCTGGACGAATCGCTTCGCGCCCTCTACGTCGACGACGGCAAGGGCGGCCTGATTCTCGACGCGGAAGATGCTGGCAGGACTGCCGAGTTCCGCGATACCAACATCTCCTACGCGAAGCAGCTCGAGCAGTGGAAGGCGCTGGGTCTCACTCCCGAGCAGGCCAAGGCAGCGATCGAGGCGGCCCGCAAGGATGCCGACTCGAAGCTCTCCGCGGATCAGCTCCTCAAGAAGTTCGAGCAGCAGCTCGCCGAGAAGGAGTCCGGCTGGCAGAAGGAGCGCGAGTCGTTCGCTGCCAAGCTGGAGCGCTACGAAGTTCTCGAGCCGCTGCGGCAGGCCGCGCTGAAGGCTGGCGCGATTCCGGCGGACGTCGAAGACCTGCTCGAGGCCCCGAGCGTCAAGCGGCGCTACCGACGCGGCGAGGACGGGAAGATTCAGTTCCTCGACCAGGACGGCGATCCGATCGCGGGCATCACGTCGGAGAAGTTCTTCGAGAGCCTCGCGAAGGAGAAGCCGCGGTTCTTCCAGCCGTTGAACCCGGGCGGTTCCGGGCTGAAGCCGACGGAGAAGCCGGCGGACCCGAGCATTCGCAGGATCGCAGCTACCGACCAGGACGCGATGAACGCGAGCCTGGAGGATATCGCCGCCGGCAAGGCAGTCGTCGTCGGCGCGTAGTCGCAGGTCGCAGTACCTCCCGCCGCCGCCCCGGAGGGGCGCGCGAGTGAGCGCAGCGGGCCAATCCCGGAGGGGTTGGCAGTTCCCCAGAGGGGAATGAGATCCCGCTCGGAGTCGCGCTCTAGGGCGCTGGCGGAGCCAGCGAGAACCGGTTTGCAGTGCACCGCCGCAGGGGCGGCTGACCGTTTTCTCGCGTGGCTCGGCCTTTCGTCTTTCTGGCCCCCACGCACGACAAGAAGGGGGCAAGAACAGATGAGCAACACACTCACCAACGTGATGCCGAAGATCCTGGCGCGCAGCCTCATGACTCTGCGCGAGCAGGCGACGATGGCTCGCCTCGTCAACGGCGACTACTCGGCCGAGGCGAAGTCGAAGGGCGAGACGATCGACGTCCCGATCCCGACCGCCGCGGCTGCGACCGACGTGACGCCGGCCGCGACCGCTCCGGCGCTCGTCGACAACTCGCCGACGAAGGTCGCGATCTCCCTGTCGAACTGGAAGGAGGTTCGCTTCCACCTGACGGACAAGGAGATGACCGCGATCGACCAGAACGCGCACTTCCTGCCGATGGCTGTCTCCGAGGCCATCCGCGCGCTCGCCAACGCGATCAACCTGTCGGTGCTGCAGAAGTACAAGAAGGTCTTCGGCTACGTCGGCACGGCCGCCACAACGCCGTTCGCGACGACCGCCGCGGCTGCGATCGACGCCCGCAAGGCGTTGCACCGCCAGCTCTGCCCGCGTGAGAACCGGCGAGGCATCCTCAACTTCGACGCCGAGGCGAACGCCCTGGCGCTCGCGAGCTTCGCGGATGCCAGCCAGTCGGCGGACCGCAACGTCAAGATCGAGGGCGAGATCGGGCGGAAGTACGGCATCGACTGGTTCACCGATGACCAGGTGCTCACGCACACCGCCGGCACGATCACCACGGGCTTGATCGCCAAGGCTGCGACCGCAGTCGCCGTCGGCGCGACGAGCTTCACGGCTACCACGGCGGCTTCGACCGGCGCTTGCGCGCTGCTCGAGGGAGACGTCATCGCCATCGGCTCGGAGACGTACACGCTCTCGGCGAGCGCCACTCAGGCGTCCGCCGCGACCGACGTGACGATCTACCTGAACAACCCGATCCGCACGGCGCTCACCGGCTCCGAGGCGATCACCGTCAAGGCGTCGCACGTCGTCAACCTCGCCTTCCACCGCGACGCGTTCGCGCTGGCCATGCGGACGCTGGCGAAGTCGAACGTCAACCCCGAGAACCAGAGCGTCCTGCAGGACCCGAAGACGGGCCTCTCGCTGCGCCTCGAAGTTTCCCGCGGTCACAAGCTCGACGTCTGGAGCCTCGACGCGCTGTGGGGCGTCGAGTGCGTCCGTCCCGAGCTGGCCTGCCGGATCGCCGGCTAAGTAGTCCAACCGAGAGCGAGCGGGCGTCGCAGCGGCGCCCGCTCCTCTTTGCAACCAGGGGAGGCGGTTCATGAGCGACAAGTGGATCTGGGTCAAGCGGAAGTCGAACGGCGAGGAGATCAAGGTCACGGAGACGGACTTCGATCCGGAGCTCTACGAACTCGTCGACGCGAAGGCGGCAGCGGAAGTCGCGGCGGCCGTCGCCCGGAAGAAGGAAGAGGAAGAGGCCTTGAAGGCCAACGCCGAGCAGCTAGAGAAGAACGCGAGCGCCAAGAAGGGCCGCGGCGGCAAGGGCGAGAAGTAGGAGCGATCGCGAGATGAGCCTCATTCCAGAAGACGGCAACGGCCTCGAGACGGCGAACTCGCTTGTCTCGCTCGCCTATGCGAATGCCTATTGGACGGCGCGACCGTCCACGGCTGGCGCGTGGGCGACGGCGACCGATGCCCAGAAGGAAGAGGCTCTACTCGCGGGCACCGTCAAGGTGTGCAGCTACTCATTCCTCGGTTCGCCGCTCACAGGCTCGCAGGCGCTCTCCCTGCCGCGCTACTGGCCAGAGATCGATGGCCGGACGTGGGGCGGAATGCCCGCGCCGATCCTCGCGGCGTGCTGCGAGTTCGCGGCGAAGCATCTCTCGGCGCCGCTGAACGCGTCGCTGAAGCGCGGCGGGGAAGTGGCGAGCGAAGGCGTCGGACCGCTCTCTCGGTCGTATTTCCCCGGCGCGCCGGGCGGCACGTCGTACCCGTGGGAGCGCGAGCTCCCTGCACCGCGGCCATGAAGGCGAGCTCAGTCATTGTGGGTCCTCCGATTCGACGCCTGGGGCGGTCTATCATGAAGGCGATCGCCAGGGGCTGCACCGGA